TGTGCCGTTGAAGGGGACAATATTACTACTAGCTCTATCTCCAATAACAAACTGCGTGAAGGTAGGCATTGTCGCTGCGCTGTCAGTTGCCACTGTCCCGCCATTAATCACAGCAGCCATGTCATTTAATTTATAAGCGTATGCAGTCCGTATGATTGTGTTGTCGTCTCCAGCACCTACATTATAATTGACCCACTGAGAAGCACCACCGTCATAGGTGTTAACTCGAAGTGTTTGCCCTGTTCCGCCGCTAAAAGCTAACGAGTGATAATTATTCAAAGTGTCATCGTTTAGGCTGCAAATCTGACTAAAATATGTGACTTCATCCCTATGATATGATTCAGAGACTATTGTGCCTTCACTTTGATTCGCCCACGTTACATCGCTCATCTCGGCAGTCTCAAGACCACGGGCGACGGTAGCGGTGGTTGTCGGGATTGGGCTGGTGGGGAAGGCTCCGGCGGTTACGTCGGCTTGCCAGATGTAAATGCCAGAAGTTTCATCGCCATCGGCTATTGCTGTATCCGCAGCTCCACTTGTACCCTCATCTAAATAAAACCTAAACGGTGTGCTGGCGGAAGCATCTGCTGTCGCTGTTACAGAACAACGATACCACCCATTGCCTTCATCTGTGATAGATGTAGCGTCTGGGCTTCCCGCTGTAGCATCTACTACCCCGGTAGAAAGGTTAAAAGTCGCAGAGACATTAGAAGAAAACCCTGTTGTTTCCATAAGTGGCGTTATTCTGGTGTACTCTTTAGCTTTAGCATACACAGATAAAGTATAGGTTGTACCACTAACTATGGTAACTGCTTGATGGGGATAGTGTGTGGTTGAGTCAGTACCATCAATAACAATTGTGTCAGCAGTTGATGTCCCGTCTGGTGCAGTGGTTGAGTTAGTAGCAATCGTTACCCTAGTAGCTCCCCAAGTCGTACTAAAATCCTGACTCTGCAAAGCCAGATTAGTCCGCGCCTCCTCGATCATCAGCCCCTCGCTCGTCAGGCCGGTGGATTGGATGCGGTCAGTGGTGCGGATTGCAGGTGATGCTTCGCTCTCGCGCTCCATCTGAGGAAGGCCGATGCGGAGGGTGATGTCTATTGCTACTGTAGGGGGTACATCAATTGATATATTAACCTGTGTATGCGCTGTCGTTGCTCCACCTGATAAGGTAACGGTAGTATCAAATCTAGCTAGTGTGGAAGAAGAAGTTTCACTGGTCATAAATCCTGAAGCAAAGTTGTTTCTTACAAAACTCCCTGCACTAGTTAACTCTTGCAAATAAAACCTAAGCTGTGTGATGTTGGTAAAATCCCCACCAACAACGGCAACGTACGCAGATGCAGTCCAAGTCTCTCCTGTTAAAGTGGGAATCCCCGTTGCTATTTCTGGCCTTATTACAACATCAGCAGATGCGTTTCCTGTAAATTTATAATCTATGTACTCAATACCGTTAGCATCTGTGCCTGTGCCTACAATCGTTGAGGTTGTCCCCCCGGCTACAACGGCAGGCCATAAAGTAGGCTGTGTCCCAAACGTGGTCGTGACAGCCGTGGTCGTGGTGGCAACATATGTGTCAACGTAGGGCTTGGGTTCTATTTGTGCGCCGTAGATGTAGATACTGGAAGAACCGTCACCATCATAGCTGATTGCTCCCGCTAATGCTGTCTGTATCCCCATAAGTGATGAAGTCCCTGAATTAGATAAGACTGTCACACCTATTCTAAACCACCCATCCCCTACAACCTCTATGGTGTTACTTATTGAGCTGTCTTCGCTAATTACAGTCCCTAACAGTAAATCAAATATAGGGTTTGTGGTAGCAGTAAACCCGCTATTGTCTATACGAACCGAAACTTGACTTCTAGTGTTAGCTTTAGCATAAAAACTGTAGGTATAGTTGCTACTACCATCAGGGGTAAACGCATCGTGTAATACGTGAGTGGCGTCCTCTGTACCTTCAATTAATTCATCCGCAGTAATAGCCCCGTCTAGTGGGTTAGCTATTACGTTAGGATTGATTGACGATCTTGTTGAGGTCCATGCAGCGTTATCAAACTCCTCAGAATAAACCTGCCCATTCCCCCCAATCGCATCAACAGCCCCCACCATCGTGTTGTTGCGAATGTGGTTAGTTTTGAGGTTGGAACTCGTTTGTGTACTGGTTTTTATATAAGGCGAGGGCGTCGTGCGTCCGTTGGCGAGTTCTAGCTGTCCGCCGAAGATGTATAGGCTGTCTGCGGATAACCCGTCAAAAGTAACGTCATTATCCGCCTCCGCTATAAACAAAGCAAATGATTCTGAACCAGCAGCTATTGATGTGCTAAATAGACTACACCTGTACCATCCGTCTCCTATGTCCTCTATAGATGCGCTATCCGCCCCTGCTCCTAATGTTCCTAACACGCCATTAGAAACATCAAAATAAGAAGAAGTGGAAGCGGAAAACCCTACTTCCTGTGCGCTAAGTAATATCCAGCTTCTAGTCCCCGCCTTAACATAACATGAGAACACATAGCTAGTCGTGGTCGCTATAGTAACAAACTGCCTAGTCCAATGAGTTGTGGCGGAAGTCCCATCCTCCTGTAGTGTATCAGCAGTCATTGCACCACTTATAGGGTTGGCAACTGTGTTTGTATCAACGGAGATAGCTGCCCCTCCCCAAGTCGTACTAAAGTCTTCACTCTGCAAAATCAGATTCCGATACACCCCGCCATGCTCGAAGCGTGGACCTTGGTAGGCAGAGGTTGTGGTGGCGTTGTAGGTTCTAGGAGTTGTCTCTGAGCCAGCCTGCTCTAGCTGACAACCATAACAGTAATTAAACTCTCCTCCTGACCCACTCATAGAGGGCGTCCATGTAGGTTTATTCTCGGATTGTGTATCTGACACAAACACATAAGATATTCTGTACCACCCATCACCTACATCTTCAAAGGTAATAGAGGACGTATTGACCTCACTTCCAGCACTTGGAACTCCGTCACCATCCCATTCGATAAATAGTTGTGCATGTGTAGCATATGCATTATCCACAATAGAAAGTCTAGACCTTGCTGCATCGCCATCTTTAGCATAGATAGAGATTATGTAATTAGTGCTTGTGGCAATATCAATATCTATAGTTCTGCCGTCACCTACCCCATCATTACTAGCTATCTTTGTGCCGTTGTTTCCTCCAAAAGGGTCAGTAATAGCGTTAGCTGTGATGGTTACGGCGGACCCAATATTAGCCCACGTTGTTTCAAAATCTTCACTCTGAAGACACAGATTATGAGGCGTAAACCCTAGCAGCCCATCGCTCTGCGTGACCATAGCCGTGCCGGTACGGGCGAAGGCAATTCGGGAGTCTAATACCTGCTTAGCAGCAAATTGTAGATCAAGAGTAGGGTCAATAGTCTCAGACTGACGTTTCTCATGGAAACGCTGTAAGAACTTCTGTTGCTGAGACCATACAGGTTGACGCTCCCTAGGGAACGGTTTAGCTAATGGTTTTACTCTACCTCTACGCATTACTAGAACTTTACCCCTGCTTCTTTATTTCGTCTACGTACCAAAGCTAATAGCTTATCACGTTCCTTCTCCCAAAAGTCCCTTAGGTCTTGAGTCTTCCTAGTGAGACCATCATCTGTAGCCTTCTTTCCTAGCTTCTGACCAGTAGGATCAGGTATCTTCTGTGAGCTAATCTCCTCACGTTTATCTGGAGACTTCCTAAATAGACCTTTTTGGATGTCTAAATGGATGGTCTTCTCTATTTTTTTACCTTCATGGGTCTTTGACTTAGGCTCTTTACCTTTAGATACATCAGGTTTCTCATATGACTTATCAGCTACATTATCAACATCATCTTGTTTAAGAAGGTTATCCAACAAAGACTCTAGTTCATTAGATTCTTCTTCAAACCCAGTACCTTTGAAACTAATAGAGTTAGTCTCAAGGAACTCTTCTAAGGAGTCTGAAGATGCTCCAGGATTAGATTGTTTAAAAGTAGCTGTTAGTAACTGTTTATAGAAACTCATAACTTTGTTCTGTAGACGCTCAAGCTCTAAATCATAACTTGTGTCTTCAAATACTGTCTCAAGTGTCATTGTCATATTAAGCTATCCTCAGCCTGTGTAAAGCCATCTGCTAGAGTCTCTGAGTGTGGTTGTTTAAATTGTTTCTCAGCCATGTGATCTTACACCGTTACCTTCAATCTCATGTTCTCTTGCAAAGGAGTCACCTGAGAAGGTGTGTACTGAAGGCATAGAGGGAGTACGTACTACTTTAGAACCACATTTATCACATTTAGAAGTAAGATCACGATGATCAATAAAACGAAACTCTGTAGAAGTATGGTTTTTTTCACAACTGTAATTATATGTGGGCATATATTGTTCCTTATTAGTAATAAAAAGAGGGGACCGTTAAGCCCCCTCCAGTTATCTTACGTGCTTGGTACTACGAATGCAACACCAGCGTTGTCACGAAGCTCACCTACACCGTAGATGGTATCGGACGTAAACAGATCACCCAAGTACTCTTGCTTGTACTGAGTCTGTGAACGAACACCCATCTGCTCAACCAATGCCAATGCATCTTTGTGGAGCATAAGCCCAACACGAGCAGCAACAGAGTTCGTAGACGTAATGGCGGGACAGTTAGAGGTAATGAAGACATCAATACCATAGATGCTACCAATTTTACCAGTCTTAATGGCAGAACCATCACCGATGTACTGTTGCTCAGTAAAACGGTTAATGCCCAACATATCGTTCATAGCGATAGGAGGGACAACAAGACAACGGTTGTCCATCGGGACATCAGCATTATCCAGCGTGAGGATCATACCACGAATACCTGCGTCAGTAATGTCTGCAGCGTTGCTAGTACCACCAACGTATGCTGTCGTTCCGTCAGAACCGATAACAGCCGTCTCCCAAAGGGAAGTACCTGTACCACCTACCGTTCCACTTTGAAGACTCTCAGCTTGTGCGAAGAGATCGTCATCAATTTGACTAGCAAGAGCGTAACCAGCATCGTCCGTATAGAACCGACGAAGAGACTGAAGTGATTGAACCTCAACAATGTCTTCGATCACTACAGAATATTCATAGTGTTTATCAATACTGAGGTTCGTAACAGCATGTGTGTCCCCTTGAAGCGTAACTTGGGTATTAGCTGCTTTGGAGTTAGCGGAGCCACGAACAGGAGTAGGGATATGAATCGTATCACCCTTCTTTCCGCTGTGGTTGATTTTCGTAACGAGGTTTCCTAGAACCAAGTTAGATTTATAAGCTGCGATAACTTCGTCACTCCAGAGTTCTGGAATAAAGTTAGCAGCTGTGGTGGTCGTTTGACCTGCAGTTCCTAAAGCCATGATTAAGTTCCTTTATATAGTTAGTTTATTTTACCCTTCCTTGGGCGTATGCCTCAAGTATTTCATCCTGAAGGGACTCATACCTGGAAGGATCGTTAGTTCGGAGTCTGATTAGATCAGCCCTACGGTAAATCTTCTTACCGGCTGTGGATTCAGATGAAGTCCTTGATACACCTTTGCCTGTCTTTAACGCTTGATCTCTTTTAGCTGCTTTACCAGCTTCTGCTTCTTTAGTATTTGAAATCATAGACCGTTCTTTCCAGTTACCTACGAGTTCTAATGCAGAATCTAGATCATAATTATGAGCAGATACGTACAAGTTGGTGCGTATTGGACTCTCCTTCACCCACTCCTGAAACTTAGCATCTTGAATAACCTCTAAGTAGTCAGGGTGCGCTGATTCGAGCTTCTGAGTTGTAGCAGTGGCTTGTTGCACCTTCTGCTGCTCTTCAAACTCACGGAACTTAGGGTGATTCTCAATGGCCTTATTGACTGCTTGGTCAGGGTCATCAAAAAAGTCTACCTCTTCCTGATACTCTTGCGCTGTCTCAGGTGTTCCGTTTGTGGTAAGTTGTTGTTGTAGAAAGCCATCAGTGAGTTTACGTAACTCTCCAATCTCTTGTCCTTTTCTACCTAGTTCCTTCTCTAAACTAGCGTAAGATTCTGCAATATCAATTGCTGACTTACCTTTGAATTTAGAAGGTAACTCTGCTTGTTCTGTTGCTTCCTCTTTATGTTGTTCCTGTTCTACAGGAGCATCTTGCTCATTTATATCAGTAAACTGGTCGGATTCTTCTTGTGTCTCTACTGCTTCTTCAACAACTACATTTTCCATTGGTCTGTTCTCCGTCTATATAAAGATTGTGGAGTTAATATAAGCCAGGATTAAAGTCAAACATCCAACTCTAATTGTCCTAACGCTAATCTAGTAGTCTCCTCAAGGTTAATAATCATGTTGAGGATACCTACTGACCCTTTGTTTACAAAGAGGGTCTTCTCGTCGTCTATATTTGTTATAGATTCCATTGATTCTGCCATGTTGGTTAATTCCTCTACTAGGAGACCCCATGAATCAGTGGTAAATAAGTCTAATCTCTTCTCTAAAAATTCTAAGTCTGTCAATTCTGCCTCTGCATACGTGCTTTAGAGAGGTTAAGTATCGTTTCGGATTGTAAATGTTCTACTTCTGGTATATTACGCATTGTCTCTGATTGTACGTTCTGTGTATCAACTTTAAGCTTCTCAATACGTGCTAGTTTCTCAGTAAGAGAAATCTGTTTCTCTATAAAGGCTTCTTCAGACTGAGTACCTATAATTTCTGATTGAATCTTAGCTGCCTGAGCCATCTCCTTAGTAGCTCCAGCCTTCATCTCTTCAATCTCCATCTGTAGTTTCATTAGTTCAAGCTGTTGTGCCATCTGTTGAACCTGAGCTTGTTTAGGATCAGGTTGTGACATTTGTTGTACTGCCTGAATAAGAGCATCACGGTTGTTCATAGAAGATGATTCAAAGATAGACATAAGGATAACATTAAAGGGAGGTGTTCCCTGCTGTGTCATAGACAACAACTGGATCATCTGAGTCATCTCTAGCTCCTTAGCCATGATACCCATGCTTGATAGAGGGATAAACTTGTAGTCTCCTGTAGGATAACGCTCAGGAGCGAACTGAATGTAACGCCAAGTAGCTTTCTTGATCATAGGGATCAGGAAGTTCTCAGTAAAGTTCATGATAGTACGCTTCTGACGCTTGATTGAAGCTGCCTGAAGCATTGACATACCACTTGCTGTGGAGTTACGTGGGTTACTGAAGTTGCTATTAGCACTATCCATAGCTCCAGTACCCATCTGCACCATACGTTCCATCTCAGCACCTTGAGTAAACGTAGTTCCAGCTACTTGACCGAAGTTCAAAGGCATCAAAGTGGTACGTGGGTCACCATTAGTAAGGATAGTCTTACCTGCTTTAACCTCAAACTTAACACCTCTAGGTAACCTAGTGGCATCTACACCCATCATAGGGTGCGTTGTGAGGGCTAAGGCATCAATACGAGCACGTATCTCAGCATCAAGTGCCTTCTGTGGGTTATAACCCTTCTCAGCAATACCTCTACCCCAGAACTTATTAGGTACACGGTCTAATTGGAATGCAATGAAGGGACGATCACCCATTAAGTAAGGGTTTACTTCAGCCTTTAGTACTGATTTATCATTAGCAATGACTACTACAGCTTCAACTAACTCATCTTCATCATAATCAAACTCTTCCCCAATACCACTTTCTTTAGACTCAAGGAACTTACGGGGAACTCTACCCCAATACTCAGTTAGTTTAACTTTATCGTCATCTGAAGACACACTATCTGTCTCTACATCAAAGCCAAAGTCTACTTTATCGTAAGTACCTATTGGTTTATCTTCATAAATACCTGCGTTGATACCTTCAATTACTTCATATTTAGGCTTCACACATACCTGAGCTACACCTAAAGCTTGATCAATAGAGGTTGCTGAAGGGTCAATAGCAAACTCCATAGGAGTCAAAGGTTCTACTCTTACTGTAACCTCATCCTCTTCATATACCACAGTGTCTGTAGTTAACGTATCTGGAATAGGAGACTCTTTAGCTTTCTTTACCTTCTCTTCGTCTACAGTTACCTTAGCGATACCTGTTCCATAGATAGCTGCATTAAGAAGAGCCTCTACTACACCATCTTTAACTTTAGCACGTTCTAAGTCTTCCTGTAGAGCAGCTTTAATCACTTTAGCATCTGTAGGGTCTTGGTCAGCTATGTCATCACGTAGGTCAAACCATTCATCTTTACCAAATACAGCTTCCTCTAGCTCTGCTACAGTGGCCTCAATTGCTTGTTGAGTAGCTGGAGCGATAAGACGGGAGTTCTCAGAGGAACGAGTACGGTCTTCAGGAGTCCAATGTCCTCTCCAGATACGATAATATTCATCCCATTTATCTAGATAATTAGAGTCCCTATGTTGACACCATTGATCTACCTTACCTACTACCCATGAACTAAGGGAGGCTTGAGGATCGTTATAGGCTAGGTCTTTACTATCTAAACTCATTATTTAATACCCTGCGATTTCATCAAATACCTCATATTCATCTAACTCTATAGACTGTGCAAAGTCTGCTACTGAAACTTGATCTATATAAGCTAATGAATCAAGTAAATCATCATGTGCTAAAGGACTTGGGAAGTCAAGCATCTGTGAAACGAAGTGATGGTTCCAATCTGCTTTACGAAACTTAATCTTACCATGTTCCATACGTCCTTGTAAAGCCCATACGATACGATCTTGCTTCTTCTTACCACCGTGGGATACATCAGTGATGTTAATCCACCTACCACGGCTCCTCATCTCATCTTCTAGGTAAGGCATGATGGCATTCTTAAGAGCACCTGACTCAATACCTACTGTAGTAGCCTTAACGTCCTCAGATACGTCTAGAATCTTAGCTGCAGTCTCTTTGATACCCCATCTACCGTGATGGATATCTTTGACTAACCAATTATCCCCTACGATCTTAACTATTGAGATAGCTGTTTCATCTAGTTTAGAACTCTTAAGCCCTCTATCTTTATGTGCTTTCTCATAACCTGCAGGGTCAACTGATATTACATAATGACCTTGATTTTCGACATTCTTATCTTCAAATACATCATCTTCTACATACTTAACCCACTCTTCCTTAAAGACTCCTCCTGAGAAAGACTCAAATGTTGCCTCGAACTCTTGTCGGAAGGCTTGAGTGGACATATTCTTCTTAGCTGCTTCAATCTCTTTTGGGTCCAGAAAGGTATTGTCCGTCGAGTTGAACTGGAAAGCTTCCCATTCTTCTTCATTCTCTTCCTTCTGTGCATCCATCCATAACTTGTAGAAATGATTCTTACCTGATGGGGTTCCTATGAATAAAGCTTCACCCTTAACGTCTGCCAAAGTAGGCCGAAGGATCATCTCCCATACCTCAGGCTTCATTGAGGCATATTCATCCATCACTACATAACTAAGTCCAACACCACGTAACGTATCTGGTCTGTCTGAACCCTTTAAGTAAATCTTACGGTCATTAATAAGTGTTAGTGTAGCTGTATTCTCATGTGCTGCTTTAATTACGTCCTTACCTACTGTCTTCAAGATGGACCAAAGGATATCCTTAGCTTGTTGAAATGTAGGTGCTACGTAAAACACATCCTTGTCTGTACTCTGTAGAGCCTTGATGATAAGAACCCATGCAGCTAAGTAACTCTTACCGAATCTACGTCCACAGGAGGCTACTTTAAATCTCTTTGGTGATCTAAATATCTCCATCTGTGCATCATGGAGTGCTACGTTAAGGTCAGTCATTCCTCAGTATACTCTGCTTCAATGACTTGATGTTCTTCAGCTTCTTTAGCTTCTATAGCCTTAACGGACTCAACTATAATGTTAATACCTAAGTCTTGGTGTTCATGTTTGATCTCTACTGCTTTAGAACTTGGTAAGATACGATCCATACACATCTTAAGACAGTGTCTGTCGCCCTCTAGAGCCATGTCTATAACCTTCTGGACAATCTCTGGCCCTTTGTTTGACATAAGCTCTCTAGAAAGCTTAGTAAACTTATTGACACTACCTTTTTCCCTTCCCTTAGGATTCAGAGGCGGCATTCCTTTATAAAAATTAGGATTACCTCTTCTCTTTTTCTTAGGTAGTACTGATACATCCTCTAAAGGGTTTGACATTATAACTAGTCCTTTTCATCTTTTACCTTATTCACACTTAAGGGAGATAAACAGTTTGATATAAACATTGATATTAAACTTTAACACATACTTTAGTATACTTAAGTATACCTAAAGAAGTCCAGGTGTGGGAAGTTAAATGTTAAAGTTAAAACTATAGGTTAAAACCACCTGTAGTACTTTAGAAGAGTGATTAACTTATACTTTTATAATAACATATTTAGAGCTAAAAGTCAATAGGTAAAATGTATTTAGTTTAAATTAGTTCCTTAGGTCTCCTTTGGATGCCGCACCTATACATATTTGTCAATAGATATCTTCATATTAACTGAGATATAATTAAATTAACTCTTATCAGGTTAACTTTAGGTGTCTTTTGACCTTTATAGAAGTCATATGTAGCCCTTATGACCTTTATAGTATCCATAAGTTGAGGTCCAAATTGCTTCTCATGTGGTCCTGAGTGTGATATAATAATTATTCATGAGCCTCAGGGGTCCCCCCTTGGACAACCTATGAAAACTTGGCACGGTTGTTGCATAGGTTTACCAAGGTGTCTGAAGTTGGCACGGTTCTTGCATAACTTAGGGCAACTACAGGTGCAGTAGCAGTCCTAGGTTGGCATGGTTCTTGCACCAACTACGTATGTAGACTAAGGGTGCATAAGTACATACAGTTATGCATACACATTCATAGGTATACTTAGGTAATCCTAAGGGTACGTCAACGGTGTATGCCTAAGGTGTCCTGAGTAAACCTGAGGAGTAAGAGTGTATGAGTATGGTTATAACCTTCTTAGGACACCATAGGACAACACAACCAGGGACAACCAGGGACAACCAGGGAAGCCTATATATATAGAGTATAGGGATTAGACCATAAAGTAGTGGTATTTATGTCACAAAACATAGGTCAACCTAGGCAAACAAGGGTTAAGTCTTTGGAAACATTACATATTCTTTTTAATATCTTTATCTGAATAAACCTGTATATTTAAATCATCGAAACGAACAACAAATGCTTAAACTTTGAAACCAACAAACAAGGAAACCAAATTATGGCCAAATTCAATGTGATACATTTAAACGCTGGAAACGACACCAATGGAAACCCACGTAGGGTCTATGTAATATTACATAATAGTGACATCGTGGCGGCATATGATGAGGGATATGCTGGTATAAACGCGATAACAAATCCCGCACATAAAAAACAAGCCATAAACTCTTGCATGTTTTCAACCACTCCAAAAGAATACCGTTCATTAATCGCTGGGGCTTAAGGTTTAACAAACCCAAGGAAACCAAATTATGTTTAATAATCACTGTTTAGAGTATGTGGCTTTATTAGAAAGCCCCGCAAACGGTTGGGGGCAGCATATCCACCCTGTCCACGGACAAAGCCATTTTTTCCTTTTGTTCTTATTTAAAACATACGGAAAAGAAAAGGTTAATATATGGTTAGATAATTATTATCACCGCTAAACCCTGAAACCAAACTAAGAAGGAAACCAAACCAATGACTAAAACGTATCACTCAGGTATTAGAACCACGACTAGCAGCACAATTGTTTATTCTACTGATATGACTAGAGGAACGGCAACGTACTTTAATAATAAGAAGGGTGTAAAACGGTCTTCGATTGTTTGGAGTGTACACCTTGATAAAAATATGAATATTACTCTCAGTAAAGCACAATCACAAGAGTTGATTGATTTTGACAGTATGCCGTACTATAGTGTTGAAAGTAACGAGTTGCGTTTTGATTTACAGTGTGGGAGATAAGGTCTCCTTAAGTCTCCCTAGGACAACCTAGGGTTTCTTAAGAAGATTAACCAAGGAAGGAAGTACAATGCACAATATTAATATAGGAACGTGGGTCCCTGCTTGTGGCGGAACAGAACAACCTTTTATAACAAGGTCGGGGATTAAAGTTCAATACCTATGGAACAACGTTACAGGGGAACATAGGTACATAAACTGTGATAATGATACTTTGATCCCTGATAATGAACTCTCACTAGTTTTTGGAGAATAGTACAATGCATAAGCCACTAACGAAGACACAAATAGCAATTATTAACAGTCAATCATTGTTTCAATACAAGGTAAAGTCTGTATCGGAAGGCATGGGAAAGACTGAGAAAGCAATTAAACCTAGCACTAATGAGAAACTAGGGAAGACTGTGAAGAAAGGACGTTTGAAGGGTGCTAAAATCTATACGTTGACTTTAGAAGAGCGTAAGACTTGCCCTAGTTCGTGTAAACATTGGTCAACGTGCTATGGAAATAATATGCACCTTGCAACCCGATATGTAGTAGACGAAAGCTTGATGATTGAAATTGAGAGCAATCTTGCTGAGTATAGTCTTAAAGGTAAGCCATTTCTAGTACGTCTACATGTGTTAGGAGATTTTGCTAGTCTTGATTATGTCAATTTCTGGGAAAGTATGCTTAATAAATATCCATTGTTAAACGTTTATGGGTATACTGCACATCATAAAGATACAGATATAGGATATGCTTTGGACTGCCTAAGAGTTGTACAAGGTCAAAGGTTTATGGTCAGGGTATCAGGAGATTTTGGTAGCGAAACAATGACAGCATTGTCTTTTGACAACCCATGCACACCTGTAATGGTGGAAAGTAAACAAGCTTTTGTCTGTCCTACACAAATTACAAAGAAAGGTGAATATAAACTTGCAAAGAAGGGTGAAAAGACGTTGACACCTGATTGCGGTTCATGTACTTTGTGTTGGACAGTAGATAAACCAGTAGCTTTTTTAACCCATTAAGTAAGGATTAGACAATGGCATACACAGTAGAAGAAGAAATTACAGTCTTAGGCGGTTTACCAGTAGTCTGTAAAGCTTGGTTTAGTCTAGCGGAACCGGACGTAGGGATATGGTATACATATATGACTGACTATGAGTTGTATTGGTTGCCCAGTAAGAATGGTAAACTTAAAAGTGTACCTACTTCCATATATGATCGTGTAGAAGCTTCTAAATACGGTCTAAAAGAAATTGAAGAGCAACTATTCGCTACAGGTGCTGTATAAACGAACCATATATAGGAGTAAGAAAATGAAAGCATATAAGCTATTCAAGAAACGTAAAGACGGCACCATTGGACCTTTCAAAACGTATGAAAGTAATTAAACCTTATATTCAGGAGTAAGTAACATGACAAACACAAAACAGAAGAATATGATCAGTAAAAGCTGAGACATGGATAACCCTTATGCTATTTTTAAAGGTGTAGGACCTTTTGGAGAGACAGAAGTAAGGGTTTTAAAGGCGTACCAACGTCCAGGCTTAGAGGGTAAGAATATTTATGCACGTTGGTTTGTAGCAGTTCAATCGGATTTTACCTATGGCAGTTTTGACATAGGTGATTCCTATATTAATGAAGTAGTGAGAGGGTTAGAGTTGACATACGCTGATGATGAGTTTAAAGAAAACTATTGGAGTGATTTAAATGCTTTACAACAACGTTTAGGATTCAGAATTAACCAAACGAGAATCCTTAAGAAAGGTAAAAACAATGATTGACTTATATGAAGATTTAGAAAAGAATACTTTAATTGATGACCTATGGGAATATGAACTTCATTTTATATCACATAGTGATGTGGTTAGACTAGCAGAGAAGGGTTTTAAAGAAAGACTAAATAATATGTCAACTGCAGATGTAGTTGCACACCATAAATTAGTTATTAATGAGGAGGGTTAACACTATGCGTTGTAAAATATGTGATGAAAAACTATCATTAAGTGAAGTAAAGCGAAAAGATGTTGATAATACCTACACAGATACTTGTTCTATATGTTTAGGTGTTGTATATAAGTCACTATCTGAGTATGGTTTTGAAAATAATACAGGTTTCAGTGATTTACTAGTTGACGATGAAGAAGATTTCTAGTAGTATACTTAAGTAGTCCTAATGATAAACACTTTAGTTTGATTACTTAAAGTTAAATCATTAGGACAACTTAAGACAATTTAAGACAACTTAAGACAACTTAAGAAGAGAGAGAAAGTATTATGTCAAAATCTAAACAGGTACGTAAGGTCCCTAAGAAGCGTAACCCTGAAAAGGTTGTTATGGATAGGCATTATCCCCCTAAGGTGTATCGGTCTCGTAAGAGGTCCTTAGGTGCTAAAGAAGCTGAACAAGAGATTAAAGATTATATGAGAGGGTTAAGCTAATGTGGAGATTGTTTGTCATACTATTTAACGCTATTGTTTTGTTCTTAGTCTATGGCCTACCAGCGGAGTCTAAAGACTTTCATGACAACGAATATTGCCTTGCAGAGGCTATCTATTTCGAGGGTAGAGGTGAACCAGCCTTAGGACAACTTGCGATTGCTAATGTTATCCTAAATAGGGTTAAATCCCCTGAGTACCCTAATCAAGCGTGTCTTGTAGTAAGAAATTGTCAATTCTCGTATTATTGTGATGGTAAGAACGAACGTATGACAGACAAGAAAGCCTTTAGAATGGCTGAGAAAATAGCGTTCTTTGCTCTTGATACTGCAGTTGTTGGTGATGTAGAACATGCTATGTTTTATCATGCTGATTATGTTAAACCATATTGGGCAGACAAGTTTAAGTACTTAGGCCAGATTGGTAAACATAAATTTTATAAGGAGAACTAAGGATGAAGGTTAAATTGATAGACTCAATGGGTACTGATCTCACTGTAGTTAATGCAGCTAGGGTGAGTATGAATAAAGAGAGTGAGTATGTTTTAAGTAACGTGTCTAACAACGAATGTACGACTGTACGAACATTGAAGGACGATGATGTTAAACTGATCCATTACCTAGCAGTTAATAACCACTGGACGCCTTTTGCTCACCCTCAAGCTACCTTCCATATTAAAGCACCTATCTTTGTTGCTAGGCAGCTAGGTAAGCATCAGGTGGGTATGGTATGGAACGAGATTAGTCGTAGGTATGTTGATACAGAACCTGAGTTCTTTGTGCCTTATGATTGGCGTAAGAGGGCTGCTAATGTGAAGCAAGGTTCTAGTGATGAAGTAGTTAATCTTCTATGGGGTCTTGATCCTTTATATAAGCAGCAACTTACTGTTTATAACAGGATGCTTGAAGTAGGAGTATGTCCTGAACAAGCACGTATGGTCTTACCTCAGTCTATGTACACAGAATGGTACTGGACAGGTTCACTATCAGCTTGGGCAAGGGTCTGTAACCTCAGACTTGATTCTCACACACAGAAAGAAACAAGAGACTTAGTTAAACTAGTAGATGTTGAAATGGTTAAATTGTTCCCTGTATGTTGGGATGAATTAACCCAGGCTCAGCAAGATGCAAGCCTAGACATCAGCGCGGAAAAGGTGTTGGATTTGGCGACGGCAGATGACCCTGCTGCCGCTTGGTGGACTGCTTAACGTAACATTAAACAGGAGGTTAAATAATGTCTTATCATGAGAACTATGACCATGCGTTTGAAGATGGTTCAGATTGGCAACTTACTAGGTGTGTTGAGATTGTAAGTAGGGTTATCCGTCTACAGACAATGGTGAACCCTGGGGATGATAAAGTAGTTAAAAAACTTAAGGCAGTAATTGCAATGATGGAATGTGGAGAATAATTTAAGAAACCTATTGACAACTAAAATAACCCATGTTACTATTTAGATAGTAGCAAAACAGAAACACAAAAACGGAGAACAATCCATGACACAACTACAACTACTGACTAACCATTTTAATTCTGGTCTTAGTATTTCTAATTATGAGGCCCATGATCTATATCGTATTGCGTCACTGTCACGGCGTATTAACGATCTAGAGGAGTCTGGTGTTAAGGTAACACGTACTCCAAAGAAAGACATCACTGGACGTTATTATGTCCGTTATTCTAAAGCAGCCTGGAAAATATAACGCTTAACGTTGATCGCACCTAAGGAAGGATAAAGATATGAGCATGATTACAGAAGGTACAGTGGCATTCAGTAACCTAACGGAGACTGAAAAGTTCAATGGTCAAGATACTGGTAAATTCTCCATTGTGTTGACATTGGAAGATAACGAAGCAGAGGTTCTAGAGAATTCTGGTGTTATTCTACGTGAGTATCAGAACCAGAAACAACGTAAATTTGTTACTAAGTTCCCTGAGTTCCCTGTGTTGGACTCTGAGGGTAATGTCACTGAGAATAGAAACATCCCATATGGCTCTAAGATTAAGGTCATGTGGACAGCAGGTAAGCCACATCCTACGTATGGTGTCTCTCCATACATTAAGAAGATTAAGGTTCTGATGTTGGCTGTGAACGATGGAGGAGAAGGAGAAGTAGACGAAGAAGACTTCTAGAGTCTTTTATAGGTAGCTTTTATGAAGTCTGTTAGACCTACGCCCTAGATACAAACAGTAGGCGAGTGAAAGGCCCCCCACTTTCAAGAGGATAGGGGGTCACCTTTAAACTGGAGATTAAAAAGTGTTACATAAAGTAGAAAGTAAAGTAGTTAAAAAAGAAGCATGTCCACGATGCCGTGATGCAGGGTATGATCGTAAGGGTGATAACCTAGCAGTATATGATGATAACCATGTACATTGCTTCAAATGTGGTCACCATGTTACAGGTGATAATGTAATCAGGAGTGTTACAAGTAACGCTCAACAGAATGAGGTGTTTGAAATGTCTGGTGTAGCTGGAGCAATTAAGGATCGTCGTATCTCCCAACGTATTGTAGAGAAGTATGGTGTTACTTTAGAGTACAATGGTCAAGAAGTGACTAAGCATCACTACCCTTATCACAACAGGGATACTGGAGAAGTCCAAGGTATTAAGACTCGTATTGTACATAATAAAACATTTCCATTCAAAGGTGACTCAGAGAACCTAGCGTTGTTTGGTCAGCATTTGTTCAGAGAGGGTGGTAAAGCAGTCACAATCACTGAAGGTGAGATAGATGCTATGGCTGTGAGTGAGATGTTTGATGGTAAATGGCCTGTGGTCTATGTACGTACAGGGTCAGCTGGTGCTAAGACAGACATTAAGAATAACCTAGAGTGGCTTGAGAGTTTTGAGTCTGTGGTTATGTGTTTTGACAATGATGATGCAGGTAAGAAAGCTCTTGAGAGTATTCTCCCTTTATTCTCACATGGTAAAGCTAAGGTAGTCACACTTCCTCTTAAAGATGCAGGTGAGATGCTTGAGAAACGTAAACTGTCTGAGTTCATTAGATCATGGTGGGACGCTAAACCATATAAACCATCTGGTTTAGTCAATGGTGCTGACCTTTATGATCGTATCATTAATTCACCTATTGTGGAAAGCATACCGTATCCTTGGTCTTGTTTGAACACACTGACACATGGTATGCGACCAAGTGAGCTTGTGACATTCACATCAGGCTCAGGTATGGGTAAATCTCAAGTAACTAGAGAGCTAAGTCACTACCTAATGCGTCAGACACAGGATAACATAGGTATCATGGCTCTAGAGGAGTCTATATTAGTCACAGGTAAAGGTATTATGTCTATTGAGGCTAATCTACCACTACCTACGGTTAGAAATGATCCTTTGATCCCTAAAGAAGACCATATTAAATGGTTCAATAATACCTTAGGCACAGGAAGGTTTACCCTTATGGAGCACTTTGGTAGTACTGGAGAGGACAACTTGTTATCTAAACTACGGTACATGATTAAAGGTACTGACTGTAAGTGGGTAATTATTGATCACCTTAGTATCATCGTGTCTGATCAAGAGAATAACGATGAACGTAAAGCTATCGACAGTATTATGACTAAACTACGTACCATCGTAGAGGAAACAGGGGCAGGTATCTTCCTAGTGTCTCACCTTAAGAGACCAGACGGTAAAGCTCATGAAGACGGTGGTAAGATTTCCCTTGGACAACTAAGGGGTTCTGCAGCTATAGCTCAGTTATCTGACATGGTTATAGGTCTTGAGAGAGACCAACAACATGAGGATATGAAAAGACGCAACACTACTACCGTTAGGGTTCTTAAGAACCGCTATAGTGGTGAGACAGGACCAGCATGTTACCTGTTGTACGATGTAGACACAGGTCGTATGATTGAAACAGGTAATCCTGAGGATGGAGTGACTGATGAAGACTTCTAAGGTATGTACTGACTGTAAAAAAGAGTTACTTTTAACAAAGTTCCCTGTTTATAAAAAAAGAGCCAAAGATTACATAAGAAACCAATGTAGTGAGTGCCATGATATTCGAGTAAGGACTAATTGGTTCAAGAGCAATTATGGTTTGACAATAGATGAATATCATACTATTCTAAAAGAACAGAACAATAAATGTGGAATATGTGGTTTAACTATTTATTCTAAACCTGAGTCTCCTAAACCTGTTTTAACTGCTTGTGTTGATCATTGTCATGGTACTTCAATAATAAGAGGTTTGTTATGTAGATCATGTAATATGGGATTAGGATCGTTAGGGGATGATGTAGTATCTATTAAAAAGGCTTTAGCTTATGTATCAGAAACTGTTGATATTAGACATAGAAACAACGGAGTTAAAAAACCGCAACGTGGAAGCTATATGGATGGTTGGAGTGAAGAACCCACAGACAGGAGAACATCATCATTTCTTACCACCATTCAATCCGTATTTAAAAAACTACTTAGAAAACTACGACACTATTATAGGGCATAACATTATAGGGTTTGACAAACCAGTACTAGAGGAGCACTTAGGTCTTGACTTTAGTAAACATCAGATAGTCGATACTCTGGTGCTCTCTAGACTATACAATCCACAGCTAGAGGACGGTCATAGTCTTAAGGCATGGGGAGAGAGGCTCAAGTTCCCTAAAGGAGACCATGATGATTGGTCTAAGTTATCTGATGAAATGATCACGTACTGTCAGAGGGACTTAGATTTAACCCAAGCAGTATACGAATGTCTAACTAAGAAGCTGAGTAAATTTGAAGGTGATAGTGTTGATCTAGAGCATGATGTTCAAGAGATAA